GGTCGTACCAGGTCGTACAGTCCAGGTCTATTACTCAATCATTCCTAATACTCTTACCAACTCTAACGATGACTTTGCTACCGTTACTGGTCTACCAGAATCATCACGAGATGTAGTAACACTAGGCGCAGCCTATCGTCTGCTCTCATACCTTGACACAGGCCGTATCAACCTTATGTCAGCTGAAGCTGATAACGCAGATACCAAGCTTCCATCAACAGCTGGTGCTACAGCATCCAAGTACATCTTCGCTCTATACCAACAGAGACTACAAGAAGAATCAACCAAGCTCCAGGATCGCTTCCCGATCCGTGTCCACTACAGCCGATAAGGAAAACCAATGACCCGCCTATACTCTTCAGTTTCAGTAGAGACAACACTATCTGCTGGTATTACAAACTCACAAACAACAATGCCTGTAGCTGCAGGTACAGCATCTGCACTCCTTGGTGGTGTAACTCTTGCTGCTGGCAACGTAGACCAGTTCACAGTTGCTATTGACCCAGATACAGCTAACGAAGAGATTGTATTTATCACTGCTAACTCTGGCGATAACTTCACCATTGTACGTGCTCGCTCCGGTACATCTGGTATCGCTCACAACTCAGGTGCGTTAGTTCGTCACGTGATGACATCTAATGACCTTGACTACTTTAACGTGGCTATCCAACCAACTATTGTTACAGCTAAGGGTGACATCATTGCAGCGTCTGCTTCAAGCACACCTGTACGCCTTGCTGTAGGAACAGATGGACAGGTACTCACAGCTGATTCAGTACAGCCAAAGGGTCTTAAGTGGGCAACACCAACTACAGGTGACGTCACACTCAACGGTGTTCAGACACTTACCAACAAGACTCTGACTGCTCCAAAGATTACTGTAGCGTTCAACGCTCAGACCGGTACAACATACGCTATTGCAGCTGCCGACATTGACAAGCTGGTAACCCTGTCTAACGCAGGTGCTATCACCCTGACTATTCCTAACGGAGTCTTCACTGCAGGTCAAGCTGTTAACGTTCAGCAAATCGGTGTAGGTCAGGTCACTATTTCTGGTGATGGAACTACTACGTTTACTGGTACTGGTACCAAGCTAAGAGCGCAGTACTCAGCAGCTACGATTATATGTACCGGTCCTAATACATTTACAGTAGTGGGTGACCTGATCTAATGCCAATACTCGGTATCTTGGCTTCATCTGTGGTGAAGTCTATTATTGATTTATTCAATAGAACAACATCGGGTTCTTTAGGTACAGCAACTAGCGGTCAAGTCTGGAATGCTATTCGTGGGGTGTGGTTTGCCAACGGATCTGCAGCGCAGAGTAACAACACTGCAACAGATTATGCTATTGCTGCTATACCTTTAAGCCAGAACGCTACTGTCAATGCTGACACTACCGGAGGGTGTGGCCCGTCATTCTGGGTAACAGACTCTGGTTCCTGGTGGGGAGCATTCCCACACTACTCATCATCTACAGCAACTACCTGTACTGGACCTACTGCATACTGCTATACAGCAGGGTGTACTCCAGCCAACAGCTGTGGTGCAATCAGTGAGTCAACCACAACAACTTGTACAGGTCCTACGGTCTCTTGTCAGGACACAACTAACACTTGTAACCCTGGCGGTTGCGGTACCGTGACATCTACATCAGTGGTTATCTCATCTTACTATGCACCAAACGACACAGACTGTGCGGGACTTGGCGCTACTAGCGTAGCTTGTTCTGACTGTGGTCTTGGCGGATCCATTGGTCCTAACTGTACCCCAGCTCCTTCATACTATTGCTGTCTGTTCCCAAGTTACACCCAGTACACACGTACTCAGAACACGCTTGTCACAAACTATACACGCTCTTCAGCAACTAACGTGACAACAACTACATACACATCAGCAGCTCGTATCATCAGCTCTGTATCTGGAACCGTAGCTACAGACTCAACAACCACACTGGCAACAAGTACAAGCAGCTATACAAACATAGCTTCTATGCAGGTCAACACCAACGGTACAACAATCACCGTTAAGGGCTACTCAGGTGCTGGTCAGACAACACAGCTAGGAAGCACCATCACAAGGACACCTTCTTCACCTGTGAGAGGTACCAGTATTGGTATCATTAAGGCTCCTACAACAGCTAATCAGGGTTCAACCCTTGATAACTTTAACGCTACAGGAGGCTAAGTGTCCGATCCGTATGACAGACCAGCCAGACCTTGGGACTTGTTTAACAAGAACCTTGGACGAGTTGAGTCAGAAGTAGCAGAAGAACGTATGGCTATATGCCGTGCTTGCCCACAGTTGATTCAGGCTTTGAGTCAATGCAAAGAATGTGGTTGCATAATGACAGCCAAAACAAAACTACCTAACGCCTCTTGTCCTTTGGATAAGTGGGGCATCGTGAAGGTATCTTACAAGAAAGAAGACAATGAGTAATCCAGATAAGTTACCTCCAGTAAAGCTTGCTTTTATTCTTGATGGAACAGTAGTTGACATCATCCATACTGACGAACGTTTTGCTGCAATCTTTCTTAGCAATCCTTTAGTCCTTGATGTAACACCAGCAGAAGGTCAAGAGCTTGAAGTCCATCTTAACGATGGATATGCAGACGGTCAGTTCATCCACAACAACTAAGGAGTCAACGTGGCCTACGGCTCAGACATAACAGATGCGATACCCTATCCATTATCTAACCCTGCAGGTGGGCAGAACTATGCACCTACCGGCATCGCTTACGATATTGCTATCGCTGCTCAACCGTTCTTTCTAAACAACACAGACGAGACGCCTTACCGCAGAGTCACAGCGCAGTATCGCAAGCAACAGCTTGATACTACACGTGAGCCTGGTGAGCAGACGCTCACTGGTTGGTGGCTACGTAGCCAGTCCACATTCCACTATGGCCAAGGCATCAAGTTCTTTGAGCCAGCTCAGGATGAGTCGCTACGCTTCCAGTACACCTTTAGCAAAGGTTGCAACATCTGGGAAAAGGGTCAGGTCACACTCCTTAAGAGTGTAACTTCGCCTCACCCTACTACTGGTCCTATTCAGAGCAATAAGCGTCCATTCCAAAGCACGCGATCTATTCGGTACAGCAATAAGGACGCAGTACTTTTGTGGGACGAGTATGACGTAGACAAAATTGAGGCAGACGGAACTGTCGTTCACTTCATTGACTATGCCTCTGGTGTTGACGAAGCTGTTTATGCCATCTGCGACGATGGAACTAATGCCTACTGGGTGACCAACAAGGTAGCTGGTGGTTCTAACAAGGTACACGTCTATAAGAAGGCGCTGACCGGTAACTCAGGCACAGCAGAAACCTTGATGTTTAATATCAATGGTGTCGTAGCTACAAACGCTGTCATTGAGTTCACCAAAGAGCGCTTGATTATGATAGTCAACAACGCAATCTATGAGTTCCCTGTTAGCCAATCATCTGCACCTACTGCAGTTTACACTAACCCAAACACAGCATACGTGTACACAAGTATCACATCGAGTGGTTCTGCTATCTATGTTGCTGGTTACAACGGTATCCAGTCAGTCATCCAGAAGTTCACATTAACCACAGCTGGTGCTATGCCTACCCTTACATCTGCTATAACAGCAGCTGAGCTACCAGTAGGTGAGATTGTCTACAAGATTTACTACTACCTTGGGTATATGGCTATAGGTACAAGCCTTGGTCTGCGTATCGCACAGGTATCAGATAATGACGGATCTATTGCATATGGTCCGTTACTCTTTGAATCAGAGCAGCCTGTCTATGACGTAGCTGGCTTTGACAAGTATCTTTGGTGTACCACTAACGTTGATGGTAGCCCTGGCGTAAGCCGCGTAGACCTTGGCACACAGATAGGTAACAACCTTGTCTTTGCCTATGCGTGGGACTTGTATGACCCTGCTAAGACAGGCTTCCTTACTACAGCGTGTGCCTTTATTGGCAACACTAACCGTCTAGCTTTCTGTACAGCTGACAACGGTGCAGAAGATGGGTCTATCTATCTTGAGTCATCAGATGTTTTAGTAGCGTCGGCTGAACTACGTACTGGATACATCCGTTACAACACACTTGAGCATAAGATATTTAAGCTGATGACACCACGATTTAATACAGCCAACGGTGGACTGAGCATCGTATCTATTGACCAGAACGACGTTGAATATAACCTGGGTTCCTATGACCAAGGATCATTCATTGACCAAGTAGGTATCAGTTACCCACAGGGAGCACAACAGTTCCTTGGGTTTAAGTTTACCTTTACTAGGTCTACTACTGACAACACACAGGGGCCAATCTTTACTGGCTACCAGGTCAACACTCTGGCATCAATCCCACGCCAGCGCCTTATCCAATACCCAATCTTTATGTATGACTATGAGATGGATAAGTTCAATAACCCTACAGGTTATGACGGATACGCTTTCAGCAGACTATCAACGATGCAATCTATTGAAGACATCGGTGACCTAGTAAGAGTTGAAGACTTCCGTACTGGTGAGTCCTATCTTGGCCTCATTGAAGAGATGGACTTTATTAACAAGACACCTACCGACAAGCGTTACTCCGGCTTCGGCGGACTATTGCTCGTAACAATTAGAACAGCATAGGAGCTGACAATGTCAATCGCAGACTGGGCCACCACTATTTCTGGCTTCTTAGCAGTAGCAGCAGCAATAGGAATTTCGTTTCGGTGGTTAATAAAACATTATCTTGCCGAACTTAAACCGAATTCAGGCAGCAGTATGAATGACCGATTGACCAGAGTGGAAAGCAAGCTAGAAATTATTTACGATCTCATTACAAAGGATAAGATATGATTGCATTAGCAAAGAGAGCAGCACCGTCTGCTATCGCAGTGCTACGTCAGGCCACAGCCCTGCGCCCTAAGCGCAAGAAGGCAAGTGATGGACTACTACCATCTAAGGCACACGTACATCAGAACCCAAACTCTGACCACAACTCAGGCTATGCAGTGGATGTAACACACGACCCTGTATTTGGTATTGATTGTGCATTCGCATACATCAAGCTACAGCAAGACCCACGTGTTAAGTACCTTATCTTCAACGGCAAGATCTGGTCTAAGGAAAAGGGCAACCGTGATTACGACGGACCTAACCAACACACAAAGCATCTTCACATTAGTATCAAGGAGACCTGTGGTAATGACACATCACCCTGGTATCCCTGGCTAGGTGAAGTAAAAACAATCAACAAGGTTAAGGCAGCAATTAAGCCTTTACCTAAGAAGGAGGCAAAATGAAGTTAACATCTAAGCAGGTTCTGTTTGGTGCTACTGGTTTCCTAGTAACCTGGCAAGCAACAAACTTTGCACTTGACTACCGAGTGATCTTGTCTTGCGTAGTTTCATTGCTCATCGCTGGAGGAAATCCAGGTAAGGCAATCGCTGCAAAGAAGTAAAGTTTGACTGCGAGGCTACAGCCCTCCACCCTCACGGGTGGGGGGCTTCTTTTTTTATGCCCAGACAGAACAAAACCCACTCTATCTTCTCGACCTGAAACCAATCAGGTAAAGCCGTCAAGGTGGGTTATGCCCAGCACTCGTACCGTTAGGTACTTGTGGTTAAATAATAATCAGATGTTATCTGGGTTGTCAACTGGGCAAGGTACGATGACCAATGCACCACAGCTGTAGCAGGTAGCATCAAGGGCATACCAGACTAGCTCGTATTCTTCAAAGGAAGCTGCCACGCTAAAGACCTGAGACCCACAGGAACATACGTGGATAGGTCCAAAGTCCCGCAGATCGGCCCCGTAAGGCTCAGGAAGGAGGTCGTAGAGCTTACGTCTACCCCGCATTCTTGGCAGGGTTGGTAGACGGAACAAGCTCACTGGGCCTCCAACTCTGTCGGCCCGTGAGGGCCATACCGTAATTCGCCTTACGGCTCATAGT